ACTGTGGTGAGCCAAACTCTGAATCGTAAAACAACATAACTGCATTTGGATTTTTTTCCATATACGCACCGGCCATGAGCAGGGCGAACGATGTTTTAAAGTGTTTCGAAGGTCCAGCAAGAACTGTTAGCCCAGGTGTCAGCCCACCATCAATAGAACCTGACAGAGCAACATTAACCATTGGTACTGCTGTAGATATCATTTCTTTTTCATTAAAGAATTTCGACTCAGAAAGAACCTCCGTGTGTTTTAACTTAGAGTTCTTTCTGAGTTTGTCCATTACTGACATATGCGTCTCCTAATTTTTTTTATAATAATCTTTGTACCATCCAATAAAGTCTCGGATGCCGGTTTCAATAGTAGTCATTGGCTTGTAGCCAAGCTTTTTAATTTTAGTTATGTCTGCCAATGTATGACGAATATCAGCAGGATGCATATCGACATACTTAATATCAGCTTTACGTTCTAAATTTTCTTCGATAAGAGAAACGAATTTCATAAGCGGTACGCTTTGCCCACTACCAATATTAAATATTTCGTGAGTATCTATTCGTGTAACTTTATCTATTAGTAATTGTACACCATTTACGATGTCTTGTACATAGGTAAAATCTCTAGACATTTCGCCATGACCAAAAACTTCTATTGGTTTACCTTTTACAATGTTGTCCGTAAAGCCATGAAGTGCCATGTCAGGCCGTCCATAAGGACCATACACTGTAAAAAATCTGAAGCCGATTGACGAAGGTACTTTACTATGTTTGAATTGACATTCATTTGCATATTTACTCCATGCGTATGGATTTTTGTGGTGCTTAAACTCCATATCCTCTACAAAGGGAGGTTCTTGTCCAGCGTAAACACTTGAAGAGGATGCATACACAACTGGTATATTATTCCTCTCAGCAATATCTATAACGCCCTGCGTACCAATTATGTTATTTGTTGTATAAACATTTGGTTGATCTAGCGAATGCCGAACTCCTGCCCATGCTGCTAAGTGTACGATGATATCGCTATCCTCAATAGTATCAAAACCTAGCGAACAAATATCGGAATTTTTAACTGGGATGCCTGATTGACTTAATATAGCCGTACGACTCATCTTTAATCCTGGCTCATAGTTACCAGCATAATTATCACATCCTAAAACGTCGTGTCCGTAAGCTTTAAGTTCTCTAGCTAAATGAAAACCAATAAATCCGGCAATACCTGTAATGAATATCTTCATCGTTCATTCACGTGTGCTGTTTGTCCAGTCATATCATACTGGATGTTTTGTTCGATTTCTCTATCATCTTTTTCATATTCAGACCGATAGAGATTGTTTCGATTCATGACGTGTTCTAAGAGAGTAGCCTGATCTGTAAAGTTTATGAAGGCAGAAACATCTTTTGGAAAACAAGCACCGCCAAAACCACGCTTGCCGTCAAAACCAGGGACACGAGTATGGGCATGCCCAATTCTTGGATCAGTGCCAATTGCGTTTGAGATACGACCATAATTCCCTCCAAAGTTCTTTACCGCATCATAGAATTCGTTAAAGAACGTTAGCTTTGTTGCTAAGAAGGTATTGATGCCATACTTCACAAAACTAGCGTCTGTTGCAGACATGCGATATACTGGACATGGTTTGCAGATGCTATATTCTTTATAGATTAGTTCTAACTTTTCTGTGGCTTCATAAGTTCCACCAAAGATATGCACAAAAGGATTTATAATATCTTCATTTGCATTTTTCTCTGTTAGAAATTCTGGATTATAAATCATCCTATGTTTGGAGGAACCTCTAAATAACTTTTCTATTTTATCAGGAGTTACCGTAGATTTTACAACTATTAAGCCTGTCATGCGATGCTTGATTTGCGTTAACACGTCTTCTAGAATTGAGACATCGCATTTACCGTTTTTATGCATAGGCGTTGGAACGCAAACAAAAGTAACATCGGCATTTAATTTTACATCTTTTAATTCTACTCCGATCTTAGGATCAATGATTTGTTTTTCTACGTCATCCTGAAATGCGTAGTCGATTGCTTTGCCGACGAAACCGTGGCCAATGATTGTCATTTTTAACATAGTTTATTATACCATAAATTCATCGAGTTGTACACCTTTAATAGGCGGAGTTCCTTGCCTTTGTTCCCATCCAGAATTCCATCCAGACGCATTAGACAGCGTAGAAGGAATATGGTCAAATGTTCCATTACCACGCGGCACGTAGTTTTGTCCAAATCGAACAAAATCGCACATAACGTCTTCAAGATCTTTTGGCTTTCCGCTGGTTCGTTCTCTTAGTAGATCCATGAAGTTGTCATCTTTCCAGCCTTTAGATAACTTCTTCATGCACCGTACTGCGTTGTTTCCTAAATATGTATGAGAATCCACATCAGCGTGTTCAGGGAAATAGTCAGAACAATCCATAGAGAAAGCAGCATACTGAAAATTAAATTTACGATGACCTGCTTTTTTATTATGCTCATTTAGGTGATCTACAATTTCTTTATGACCTCTTCTTTTTAAGAGAAGAAAATCTGTAAATCTATTAATAACTTCTGGCAATTCATTTACCATAAAGTCAACATTACTAACTCCCTTCTTAGGAGCTGGAGGTTGATTGCCGATAGACGTAAACAACGGTTTTCCAGAGGCTTTAGTCTCCACCAAATCCTCTGCCATATCTTTAATGTCTCTATGCTTACCCCAATGTTGAATTATATTATTACGATAGCCATGATCGTTTTCAAACGAAGCTCCTGACCCAGTAATACGATGGCAAAGAAATGTATATAACCACGTTTCAATAGACCAACTAATATCATCGTTTGAAGCTGAGATCTTACGTCTATCTTCTTTCTGCCATCTCCATTTAGGAGTTTTAGATCCGAACCTCAGATCTTGTAATACATTTGAAAAACCTGCAGCGTTTCTTGTTTTACAATCATAGATATCAATCTTTTGTAAGAGAGGGTCATTAATGATTTCATTTGCTTCCGGTCCTTCATAGTCTAACGGACCCCAATTTACATTGTCTTGTAACCAGCCTGCTTTTGGATAATAGTAATTTACAAGAACGTCAAGCGCTTCTTCGTTAAGCCACATTCTTTTCCCAATCTCTGTATGAATCTATTGTATCTGGTAATCCTTGATTTTGTAATACAGGTTCTTTTCCGACATTCCAAAATAAAATATCACGTCCTGTATCCTTTGGAATATATTTCCATACCTTACCATCGTAGGTATCTATAGTCGGGAATGGTGGAAGATTATCTTTTTTCTCTGCAGCCGTAAATGCTAATGGTTCAGATACTGCTTCTGCAATACCAAGTTCGCCTGCTTTCATGTTACGAGACACACATACCGAAGTAAATTTAGCATTAGGCCAAGCAATCTGCAGAGCCCGTGTGAGCACGCCCGTGGACGTGGCAGTATATACTTCTTCAGGTTCTCTTATCTTTGAAGCGGTCTTTACAATACCTGCCGTTACCATTTCATGTTTAAGCCCTAGCGGTACAAAGAAAGCGTTCTTTCTTTCGTCTGCCCATTTCTTTGCAATCAGATTAAGGTTAGGCATAGCTGCTATTCTATGGAAACTTGTACGTGCTCCCCGTTCAATACAGCAGGCCTGATGATCACTGATTCGTTTACTTGAGGGCATGAAGAGCATGACTTCTTTTCCGTGACGTTTAGCCACATCAAGAATGCTAACACCAGCAAGACCGGTACGGGGCTGAACATAAACGATAGTATCGATATGATCAGGGAGACTGCTAATAAGACAATCGCCACCGCGAACTTTAGAACCAACCAAGCTATCGTCGCGAACAACACGAACATTATCATGCGTTCTAACATCTGGTGTTCCATAAGGATCCTCCCAATCTTTAGCCAGTTCTAAATAATATTCTTTTGGATCTCCATAAAATGGATTAATGTCTTTATTGATTCTATCAATAACATGATTATTATGCGCCAAGTGGTGATACTCCCCAATCATTACGTCTATAAAAAGGTGGAGCTATATGAAAACTAGAACCATGCTCCATATACGTACTAGCGTATTTTTCAGGATCCATAGTATACCATTCTTTTGGAGGCATAATAACTTTACCTTTAGATTCGTCGTAAAGCATTTCAATAAATTCGTTCGTAAGATCCCAACGTTCTTTCCATGAGCCATAGAATGGAGTCTTCTTATAGAATCCTGATTTAGGTATACGTCTTCCTTCAAACTCTACAGGGACCGGAGCGGCAAACCATACATCGTCAGCCATCTGATTACCTTCTCTTACATATTCTTTGATGTTATATTTAAGAGAAAAGCCAGGGTGACGCAGAATGTGATGCCTAATGTCAATAGAGCCAAGAGATATGGTAAGTCGGCCCAATGGTTCTTGTATGTCTTGTCGAAGTCCCTTACGTATACTACCAAAAAGAGTCTTACCGTCAGTCCTATACACGCGATCCCCTGAATCACTAAAAGCGATAGTATGTGAGTCTCCAAAAATGACACCATCAGTTTTTAGATCTTTCTGCTTAAGAGACGTTATACTTCTGATTCGTTTAGATACGGCATTACACCACATATGATTGATGCCTTTATATGTTGTAGGAGCTTCAAGTCGTTTCTTTAGCATCTCTCCATAATCAGGCATATCCCAATCTAACGAGACAATATTATCGCATGACATTATAAGATTGATTCTATCATAAACTTCTTTATTAGCACCGCCAAATAAATTTAAACTACCACCAAAGTTAGCGCCATGATCTATATAGACCACATCTGCCTTTGTGATTTGTGGCGTACATTTGTGATCAATAGATGCATTAAGTTGATCTCTCCACACCTGCGTCCACCCGTGTACGTGGGACTTTTCATTCTTTGGAATATTTGATATAGGATTTGTAATTACATTCATTATATAAACTCGTACAGCACATCGGCTTCTTCAAACATAGAAGCGGACAATTCCCATGAATCGTTCCACCGTGCCTTATCGCCCCATCCCTTTATGTCTTCGCTAGCTGGCATAACAACTCTTTTTATTCCAACTTGAATAACACCTTTAGCACACTCTGAACAAACAGGAAGGCCAGTCACATATAAAGTAGATCGATCTAAGGAGACACCATTCCATGTTGCATTATAAATTAAATTTTGTTCCGCGTGAACAATGTATTTGTATTTAGTCTCTCGATCCTGGTATCTTTCAACCAAATCAGAAACCCCTCTAGGCAATCCGTTATATCCCTGAGCTAATACCTGTCCCTTAATGCCAACAGCAATAGCTCCTATTCTCGTGGAAGGATCCTTAGACCAGGTACCAACCGTGCGCGCTAACTCCAAATAGCGATGATCCCACTTACTTGACAAGGTGGAAATGCTTTTCATAGACATGCAGGTTTTGTACTTGCCAGATGATGTGGCCTTCTTCAATTATATTACCTGTGTCATAAGTGCTTAGAGCATTATAGTCTCTAACTAATCTTTTCATTACTTCACGTTGCCACGCGTAATCGTTCTTATATCCAAACACCACATCATTAGAACGCATCTGAACTACAGAATGTAGAATGCTATCACGAATATAGTAAGTGACGCTGTTAGTACAAATAAAATCCGATTTTCCATTTTCATTAAACTCCAACCAAATAGACGGTCTGTTATAAATCATGGAAGCGCGACGACCGTCAGGATTTTCTAGTAACTCATCCAGCACGCAGCCATATTGGTTATAATATTTGTCTGAAAAGATAAGATGTCCGTAATTAGAATTGATTTCGCCATGCTTGTTTGCAGCATATTTCCAGGCTTGTGGTGGTTCATCACGAATGTCGTTAATGTTTGTAGACTGGCTATCATACCAATCTAATTCTTCTTGAACATAATCATAACTGACTGTTCCAAAGATAGCTGCCTCATCAGCAATGAAAGATGCGCCAAGCATTTCTATTGTCTTAGCGCCAGTCTTATCAATTGTATATGCTTCGTCTTTTAGTTCATCAATAAAATACTGACGAATGTCACGGACTGCTGTCATTTGCATATTGAACTCTCTTTCTCAAATCAGACGACGAGAACCTATGGTCTCGCTTATTAAAATAAAGTTGAATGCCACGTTTGCGACACTCATCCTTACCAGTAAAATCTTTATCCCTGTACTCTTCACCAAGAATACGTACATCAATTGGATACATGTTTATTATATCACATAAATCAGATTCTGTACAATAAATAATTACCTCATCGACATATTTTATTGCTGCTAACTGAGCCTGTCTTTCTACTATCGATTGAACCGGTTGATTCTTTTTTGGTCTATCAGACGTAGGATCTACCTGTAAACCACAAATCAAATAGTCACAGACAGACTTTGCTTCTCGTAGCATAGCTATATGACCCGCATGAAGCAAATCAAATGTTGATGCGGTAAATCCTACTTTCACGCGTGACCTACTGTTTCTCGTTTAATATCGTTATGATTAAACTCAGCCCAATACAATTCAAAGGCAACACCATCTTCAATGCATTCGAACTGATGGTACACTCCAGGCTTTACCTTAGTGTACATCCCAGGCTCGAGGATGGTCTCATCAACCAAGTCATAATCATTCTGCCATACACGAATAAGCATGCGACCTGACTCAACATAAAAGCCATTCCATTTAAACTCATGGAGATGCTTAGAACAAACACCACCTTTATTCATCTCAATACGATGGAACTCCAAAGCACCATTTGCTTCTACGAGTTCAGTATTTCCCCAAACTTTACCTGCTATCATTACTAAGATCCTTCAATATCTGTTCGTACTTAAAAAATAATTGTTCAAATTTCCATTGATACAATTGCTGCATACCCATCAGAGCGTTCATCAGTTCGTCATGTGTAGGATCACGCTCGCCGTCACCTATCTGTTTGAACATTGTCTCAAGATCATTGCATACTGACCAGCAATCCATAATTGGCTGTTCTAATTCATAGGGTTTCATTCCATTTCCTTACATCTTCTGGTGTGTTAATTTCTATTCCGCTAAAGTTTACCTTTTGCGCGCCAATTCGCCACCCATTTGTTAACCATCGTAGTTGTTCAAGTTGTTCAACAGTTTCTTCTTGTGTGACTTTTAAGTTAGGGTAAGCTGTTAAAGCGTGGCGATCATAACCGTACACACCTAAGTGCCATTCTCCGTAACCTGTAAGTCCTCTACCAAACCATAATGCTTGATTTGGATATCTTTGATGCTTAAGCAATTGATCTCCACCAAACTGCAGGTCACGTTGTGCGCCTAATACTCCATGTACCATCTTAACACTGTTAGGATCGTCTTGCATTTCTTTAGGCATGTCAGTATATACAGTGCTTACTGAATAATTATACGACAAACTCTCAGCACATTTTTCAATCATCTCCACTGTTACATCTGGCATATCGCCTTGGACATTAATAAACCGATCGTAGTTTCCTAAGTATTGAATAAAGTTTTCATCGGTTGCTGCAGCAGCGCACCGCTCTGTCCCATTTGCAAAGTCTTTAGTCTTCTCAATCCAGCTTTCACCCGGACCAAATAAATTGAAGATGCGCATATCATCTGTTAATACGTATGTGTCAAGCCCAGTCGATTTACAAATATCAAAAACACGTTTGATCATTGGCTTGCCATTCAGATCAACCAAAGGTTTCCCTGGGAAGCGCTTGCTATCGTACCTAGCCGGTATAAGAATAGCGGTCGATTTCATTTATCACCTCTTCAAAATCATCTAGTCTTAGCATATTAGGTCCATCGCTTGGTGCGTTATCTGGGTCAGGATGAACTTCTAAGAAAAAGTTGCTAACTCCCAAAGCAGCCGCAGCACGAGCAAGACCTGGAACGTAGTCACGATTACCACCAGACGAGTTGCCGAGGCCTCCAGGCTGCTGGCACGAGTGGGTCGCATCAAATACGATCGGTACATTATAGTTATCAAGCATGTACTGAAGGCCATTAAAATCGACCACAAGATTGTTATATCCAAAACTAGCTCCTCTTTCAGTTATCCATACTTCTTTAGCATCCTTGCATTTACTTAAGATTCCTGCGATATCCCAAGGAGCAAGGAATTGTCCCTTTTTAATATTGACAATACAGTCAGTCTTGCATGCCTCGTTAATTAAATCAGTTTGTCTAGATAAAAAAGCTGGTATTTGTAAGACATCTACCACTCTGTGACAACCAGATATTTGACCTTCTGTATGTACATCAGTTAAGATCTTTAAGTTAATTATTTGTTTTTTCATACGCAAGAAATCGTTAATTGTTCGATTCTGGCCTACGCCTCTAAAGCCACTTGCGTGGCTTCTATTGGCTTTATCAAAACTTGCTTTAAAGTAATATTCCATATCGTACTTAGAACATACATCTGCGCAGTGATTAGCGATCTCTAAAGATTGCTCATACGATTCATGCTGGCAAGGTCCTGCAATTATTTTAATCATGCTCTCCACCACGTGCGCGACCAAGAGATGTAAAATATTCAGGTTTACGTTTAGCGGTTTCAAATGTAGCTACTGTTATTACGATAGCAGCTAGTAGCAACATATGCAAAACGGCACTTATACCAAAGGCTGTCCAGCTGCCAACAATAATACCAAATACAATACACCACATCCAAGCCAATATTTGCATAATCATATGCCGTGTAGCCAAGTCGTTAATATTTTTCAATGGATTTTTATCCATGCACATTACTGTATCCCAACAGTCTTTCACCCAATATTTCATATTATACATCCAACAATTCTTTGATTCGTTTTTGAGCAGCATTTAGTTGCCCTTGTAAAAACTTAATGTTTTCTTTTAGTATTTCTATCTCTTCATCCTTGGTCATTTTTTCTGGTCCTATTTAAAAAATCGCGATTAGGGTCTTGACCGTCAATCTTACCACGAGCGTATGCGACAGCAAACGAAGAATAGTTAATTAAATCTTTGAGTGAGTCTTCGACGCCTTCAAAGTTAGGTTCATAGTTAGGATCATTCTCCATAGCTTCGAGTACAGACCATAGACGAATAGTCTTTGTGTTAATCAATTCCATGATTGACATAACGCCACGTGGATAATAATCAGCTTGACGAATACGTGAGTTTTCGTTCTGATAATCGTTAGATTTTCTTGCTTGAATTTCTGCACATTCTTGCAGGACTTTTAGTGATTCTTTCATGTTTACTCCGAATATACAATAGGTTTTAAGTGCTGTACAAATAGACCTTCAACTGCTAACAAATCGTGTTTAGTAGTTATATTTAAATCTTCTGCTGTAATATATTTTATCATAAAATCTTCATCTTGTAAATCATTTTTTACAAACTTATATCCTGATCGCTCACCTGACCAGGTTGGATCGTTCATAGACATTTTATGGCGACCAATTCTTGTTAAAATGCAATTAATAGTTTCTCCAATATATGCCAATCTTCCATCTTCTAAATATATAAAATAAATACCCCATATTTTTTTATCGATTGGATAGCGAACGTATTTTTGAAATCTATTAACTTTATGATTTAAAGTTTTTTGTTTACTGATATTAGCTTCAACAAATAATTTTGATACTTCTTTTATATGCATGGTGTCCTCCATTTGAGACCACTATATCACATTTCATTTCGTTTGTACACAGTTATTTTGCCAATCAGCTAAAATTTTACTTGATGAGTTTGTTTTATTTCCGCCAACTCCAAATGCAAATTCAACATCAGGATGTTTTTCGTATTTTATATATTCTGGCGTATTTGTATTATTTCGATCACCACCGTTAGCAAATACCACTGTATCCCAAGTATCAGATAATATTCTTTCTATGGCATCGCACGCCGATCCATCTTCGTCATTAAAGCTTATAACATAATCAACCGGTTTTAAATTCTCAACAATAAGCTTACGTTCTTCAATTGAAAGAAAGTTTTTTCCTTTTTTTCGAATTAGCCATTCGTCAGAATTTAAACCAACTATTAATTTATATCCTAATTTTTTGGCATCATTTAAATAATATATATGCCCTGAATGGATAGGATCAAATCCTCCGGTAACTAAAACGATTTTAGATGTTTTTGTAGACATATTCTAATGCTCTATCTGCTTCAACGTCCATAGGACGATTTTCATACCAGTTGCCAGTTCCCATATCAAACTCTCGACACAGATTAGTTATCTCATGTGACGTGATCGGATACTGTCGTTCGACTGCTCTTGCAGCAACCGCAACCATTATCTGGTACATTTTATGATACCAACCCGTATTAGATATAATCTGATATTCACTGGCCAATTTTTTTGGCCAGAAAGGGCAGTCACGATAACTTGTCCATACTATATTTGTGTTATCTAGTTTTGATTTTTTGTGTTCAAGAACTTGTTTTTGTAAAGCTTCAGGGAGTCTGTCGATAAAGTTTTTGCTTGATTTTTGTGCGTACTCATATTTTGCCATGAGTTTGGCTGGATCAACATACTCGCCATTATCATTAGAGAAGATGAAGTTATAAGCGTTATCGTAAGTTGCAGGAATATAATACATACGAGATAAATCTTTAGTCTGTTTATCTGCCATGTTACCAAGCTCTGAGTTGAGCGCATACCAGAAGTGCTTGATCTTATCTTGCTCAACCGGAGTTTGAAGCGGGAAAACCACACGAAACTTTGGAAATTCATGAGTGCTACTAGCGGTACTATAACACACATATGTGTAATTACCAAAGCGCTCATTAAGTTCATCTTCTAGTTTGCCCTTAAAAACGTGATCGTCAACATCAATAGCAGCCCAACCTGCCCAAGCATCCACATTCTTGTTGGCCCTAGTTGTATCAGAAACGTATACAGCTGGCGATATAAGTTGTGCATCTTTCTTTCCCCTTAAAGGTTGTTTAGACAGTTTGTAGAAAAGCTCCGAGAACTGTTGCCAATTCTCGAAGTCCATCCTACGATGTGTTTTATTATCAAAGACGCTCTTAAAGAGCGTTAGCGAAATCGCCATGGTTACCCTCATGATCAGGACCCTGCCAGTCAGCAGGTTTAATTAAGTCTGGTAAACCAAACGGATTAGGTCGACCAGGTTTTACTCCAGGTTCTTTTGACATATTTGCTTCATAGATAGCATCCCATGCTTTATTAGCATCAACACCAAATACATCAAGCGTGCCAATAGCAAATACGCACATATCAATTAGCCCATCAACAATCTCTTCTGGATCTTTATTGTCAAATGCATCTAGTGTTTCGCCTAGTTCTTCTTGGCACATTGATAAACGAAACTTAAGATACGTAGCCATTAAATCTTTATTATCTTTATTTTTATCGAACCATTCTTTGACGCCAAACTTATTATGCATCATATAAATGTCATTAGCCCAATCACTCATTAGTATATTTTCCTCACTTGATAATTAAATTGATCAGTAGTTTTAATGTTAATCTTATGACCTTTCATGTCTCTACCTTTAAGAGATGTTTGGTCAATCTTACTTAGTTCTGATAGTTCAAAAAACTGTGTTCTCTTAGTACCATCATTTTCATTGTACCATATTGTGACTTCGTATTTGTCATACAAAAGTCTTTTTAGCCAGTTTGTCATACAAAGAAATCCTCCAACGTGTTTGAGTTATCATAATTAATAAACCAACCAGTCGGATCTAGAATCGGTTTGAGCGGGTCGCTAAACGTTTTAGAAAACTGTAAGTCGTAATCCACAAATTTTTCTAGTCCGAATTCTTTTGGCAAATAATCAGGAAAAGCAATTACGTTCTCATGAATCGGATTAGGAGTTCGAAGATAGCAGAACTTTACCTTTTCGCCATTTTGAATCTTGGCATATTTCTTATGTAAGTTATATTTATCGATAAGACCATTATACAACAAACTGCCACGGATGTGAATAGGCGTTCCCTTTTTATATGCGATTCTTTCACCTTTTTTTGTTGCCCACTTAGTTACTTCACGTGCACCCCGAGGGAAAGATATTTTCTCTGGCGGTAAAGATCTAAACTCATTATAGAAGTCGGTAATAAATTGCTGAGTGTCTTTTTCATTACCACTAATGATAATTTTAAATGCCTTTTTAAACTTATCGCGTACAACCTCAGGAGTTGAAGATTTAATAGCTTCAATGCCCATAATCTTAAGTTTAGGTTCAGCATACTGAACACCTTCAGAATTGTGGACGTTTAGTATATAACGCTTCTTTGCAGTCCATATACCACGATCAGCAATAACCTCTCTGCCCATTTCCATACGTGGTTTATAGGCATTCATCTGATTGAATAGCTTATCGTAAGACTTACTTAACACTGACTCAAAGTGCTCTGAACAAATTTTGTCAAGAAACTTAACCGGATCTTTAGGCTTAAATTGTTCTACCAAAGCGCCCATGTTAATATAGAGAGAATCAGTATCAATCGCAATAACGTAGTCCACGTCTCTAGTTTTGAGAACATTGTTCATCTCCTTGTTAATGGCTCTTTCGGCCCATATAACTGATAACTGGCCTGATAGGGTAATACCTTCGGCCATCCGCATATCAAAGTATCTAAAGTATTTATTACCGAGCGCGCCATAGAGAGAATTTAGTAGAATCTTAATAGCCATTTGGCGATTGTTATATCGATTGATTTCTCGCTCTAGCTCAACAGTTTTGTTTTTCTGATACTCTTGCTCAATACTAAGCATTTCTTTTTTAATTTGCGTACGTTCAGCATAATATGCTTCAATAATCTTAGGAAGAATGCCTTGAAATTCTTTATGATAGGTTGAGCCGTTGGCTGCCACCGAATGTTGGGATGAAACCTTATTGTTTAGCTCAAGATAATAATCAACACCAGACCGCTCTGTTTGACCTATAAGAGTCTCTGGTGACATATTATATTGTACAATCAGGTTTGGATACAGAGAATTAAGATCAAAGGATACAACCCAGTCATGTAGACCAACTTGAGGTTCTTTCACATAGCCGCCAGGATATGGGTTTTTAATCTTTTCATTGTTGGGCGGTATGGCAATCTTTTTCTTGTTAAGCTCGCGATAGATAATAGAATCCCATATGGCAGTAGTGCCAAAGGTATCGGCGAGATTAACACCACCACGATAAGCCATAGTCTGTGCCAGCTGAATAAGACCCATCTTCTCTTCGATGCGATTAACCAGCTGAACGTCTTTGATGTTATAGTCTATAAACTTTTGATGATCTTCTTTATACAAGGTATATAGATTGCCATGTTCTTCGTAAGATAACTTATTTTCACCGAGAACAACGTGAGCAATGTGATCAAGCTTGTATGATTCTTGTGCGCCATATGAATAACCAAATTTCTTAAATAGTTCGAGATAGTCGGCTTGTTGTATGCCAACAATCTCATAGCCATATTGCATACGGCCTGTGATTTCTGTATTACGTTCATTCACCATATTCCATGGCGATAATCTTTTTACGGCTTCAATAGTTCCAATACGTGCGATACGATTAATAAGGTAAGGAATATCGAAAAAGCGACTGTTCCAACCAGTGACGATGTCCGGCCTGTTAGCGCACCAAAACTTATGGAAGCTAGCCAATAAAGCCTCTTCAGTATCGAATTTGCGATATTGAATAAGATCACCATGCATTTCAATACTACATTTTTCATAATCATAATCTCCTAAACCCCAAACGTGATAGATTGATGACTGACTAGATTTTAGAGCGATAGAAATAATTGGTTGAATTGCTTCTTCTGGTTTTGGAAAGCCATCATCGGACATAACCTCAATATCAAAATTGACGATATTAACTTGGTTAGGCCGAAACTTAATTTCATCAGGATACATATCTGTGATGCATTGCTGAATATAATTAGTGTTGCCATAGATTTTCATTCCATCAACATCTTTGTATTGATCGATAAAATTCTTGGCATCTCTCATTGTAGGAAAACCTAAGGGCTCTACCGGAACCCCATCAAGAGAAACCCATTCCGTATTTTTATTTTTACTTGGAATGAAAAGGGTGGGCGCAAACTTTATTTTCTTTTCGACACGTACGCCATTGTCGTTATAGCCACAATATAGGATCTGAGACCCATAGCGATTGACTGATGTATAAAATGACAAATTAAACCTCCAACGAATAAGTATATTCTATCATACTTTGCAAGGAATGTAAACAAAAAAAGGCGCCGAAGCGCCAATTTGTTTTTTATTCGCCTAATCCTAAGATTATTTCTTTTCGGAAACAAACTCATATAGCTTTTCAGCTTGTGCTTTGATTTCTTCCGGAGTAATTGCTTTGGGAATATATTTTTCATATGCTTCCCTCATCTGATCAGCATTTTCCTTATGCATGTCCATCATCTGGTGTGCTAGGTTAATCTGATTTTCATATGCTTTGTCAAGCATATCTTTTGCCATGTTCAATACGTCATAGCGGATTTGGAATGGATTTGACATGTGTGTGTCTCCTGTGTGTGTTTGTGTTTAACTAAAATGTCTTTCTAACATTTCAATTCTGTCTGTAGCCATAGCCATCTTGTCTAGTTCTTCTTGAATTGCTTCGACAATATCGCTATGTTCACCAATGCCTACACTATGATTCATGTAGACCATAATATTTGTTTTTGCACGTTCTAGTTCACCTTCGGCGTGCATACGTGCTGCTTTTACAAGTTGTTCTTTCATAATATCTCCTAGGGTTAAAGAGGGCCATTACAGCCCTCTATAAGTTAGTTACGCAATTTGGCAATTTCCATCATACAGGCTTTGCTCTCCTCGTGGTATCCCAATCTGGCTAGCTCTGCCGCCGCCTTGGAATATCCCACAACTTGGATCGTACGATCTAGTGAAGACCACAAGCCCGATAAGGGCGAGAAT